TAATACTAATAACTTTACCAGCACTAACATTGGCAATTGCAGTGGCGCCATTGCCTGCGCCTAGAAGTGTAACAGATGGTACAGTTGTGTATCCGCTACCTTGATCAACAACATTAATTGTTTTAACATATCCAATTTTATATGGAGCAGTAATAAATTCTGCTAATCCATTTACTTGTAGTTTGTGTAAGCTATTAGTTGCAACACTTCCTAATCTCTGCACAAATGCATTATATGTGATATATCCTGTACAAGTGTTAGCACCTTTAGTAACTTGATTCCATCTAAACACACCGTCTTCACTATTATTAGCATTGAACACATTAATACCCAAGCCAGCTTCACTATAGCTGTTAGCTGCTATATGTAATCCACTGTATGTGTGTCTGTTATAGTAAAAGTTTTTAAGTTCAGGGTTATTCAATAGAGGTTTCAAAAACTTTTGATATATTTGATTACTATTATTACTAGTGGGTAAGTTAATTAAACTACGAGTAGTTACATTATCTTCGTACAGGTAACCATCGGTCAGATAGTTTACTGCATCGCTGTAAGTTGCAGTTGGATCGTAAAAATCTCTAAATCTACTATGTCCGCTGTGTACTCTGTTTACACTTTTTATCTTACGAATATTTTCACTTACTGTAACAGGAAAGATACTATAATCTTCTGCTGTTACCATTCTGTCTTGTGTAGCAAAAAAACGGCCTGCGTTTGCTTTTATACTATCTACACTTTCTCTAGTACTAGCATTAGTGACATTATTTTTAAGACTCAATGAGAGTCTTGCATTATGAGAATTCCCATCAGCACCAATATAAGTGAAACTGTAAGACGTTGAATTAAAATTGTCAGGATTTAAAGTGTAGCTTTCATTTAGTCCTGCTCGATACCAGACTCTGATAATACCTTTAGGTATGTTACCAAAATCTCCGTCTGCAAAAACAATACTAATTTGATCATCTTCTCTACTAGCCACAGTATAGATATCTCTGACACCATTTTGACTTGCATTAAAAATTGCATTAAGTCCGAACAGTCTATCAACTCTACTCCATGTTTTTTGAACAGTTCCTATTTCGTCGATACTTTGTACCCAAATATTTCCATTACTAATATTTTGTTCATTGATATCTATTACCATATTAGGTAAACCGTCATTGATATTAAAGTCCTGATATTCCAATGTACCTTGTTTAAATCCTACAAAAAATCCTGTATTTGCACTTGCAAATCCACTGTTGTCATTTTTGTAAAGTATATCTATAACACCATACGGGTCTGGGTCTTTTTCAATTAAATTTTTGTTGTTGTAAGCTACACTGTGTAAACTAAACCTAGCACTACTGCCATTAACAGAATTACTGAAACTTTTTGTAGTTGTATTATTAATACTAGTAGTTCTGTAAATCTCGTTTGTTATACCGTTATTAATAAATTTACTAAACGGAGATCCAAACTGACTTGTACTTTGAAAAATTGCATTCATTACTGTGATAAAATTTTGATAAGCGTCTGGGTCTACTAAGTCTTCAAACTGTAGTGTAGTGTTTGCAAGACTAACACCATTAACATCATAAATTGTTTCATCAGTTGTAATACTGTCTACTTTTAAATAACCACTAGCAACAATATTTCTAGTAGGAGTATAGCCTAAGAAATCAGCAATACGTAGGGCGCTTTCTCTGCGTTCTGCTGTGCTTAAATAATTCTCTCTGCTTGCTAAATCTGCTCTAAATGCTAAATTATGACCTAAAAAAGCCATAAGTTCAATTAAACTTACAAACTCACTTGAACTAATCCAGTCATTGAAATTTTCTGGATAGTTGTTGTTGATGTAATCAACCATGCTGTTACGTATAGTTTCAAAATCGTATGCTTGAAAATTAGCTTCGCTAAAACTTTCGTATACAACACTAAAATCTTCTGCAGCAAATAAACTGCTCTGTCTTGCGCCCTGTGCCATTATGCTATCTCGCCTACATATGTTAAGAACAGCTCTTCTGCTGTTCCGGTGTCGTCATACCTTAATCTTACTTTAATTTGTAAAGTATGATCATTGGGTTTACTTAATAGTGTTTCTAATGCAATCCATCTAGGATCGTTATTAATAATACGATTGACATCATCTAATGCTGCCGATTCTGTTTCACTGTCAAGAGGTTCAAAAACTAGTTCATGCAGTATACTTCCAAACTCTGGGTTCTGCACTCTCTCACCCCGACGAGTGTAAAAATGATTCATTAGGTCACGTTTAGCAAGTTCTGAGTCTACCAGTGTCTTGCTAGCTATAACTGTGTCGATTGTACTATATCCATAATATGTTGCCATACTACTATTTATAGCAAAATTAACTACTCAGTTTATATTTTAATAGTAATATCTATTAAATCACCACTTATAAGGGGATGTGTGATAGTTAGTGTCGTATTATCTACGGTATAATCATAATACAACTGAATCTGTTGTCCATTTACCAATACTTTTATTTTTTCAACAGGATATACACTCGGAGATTGGGTAAGTTTAAATTGTGTAGTGTTGCCATCTGATTCAAATCTCTGTTGTATAAGTGTATCGTTATATTTTTTAACAATATCTCGTTTAATCCCTTCTGGCGTATAAGGTAGAAAATCGCCAGTTTCTGCAAAATATGCAAAACGAGCAAAACGTATTTGTTGACTATCTAGTAATCTTAATTCGTTTTTCTTACGCATGTCATGGATACCCTGAGTTCTAAGCCATATCCTGTCTTTGAATGAATCATAATCTGCTAGTCTTAATAATTTTGCGCAGAGAACAGATTTTTCTTTGTTGATCGTACTTCTGGACATTATGTCTGCAACACTATCCCAGTTTTTATTTTTTATAACAGATCTCAGATCATATTGACCTTCAGGAGATTCTACTGTGTAAACATTCCCTGTTGCCCAGTTAAACAGCGCAATAGCATCATATTGATTCTGTGTAATTTTTAAAATATCTAAATTAGATATTGATTTTAAAACTTTGCTGTTTTCATTTGCCCATTTTAATATCCAGTCATTGTATGCTTGTTGTTCTGTTACACCGTTTGCGAAATTACTTTCACCATATCCTGCAGTGTCGTAAGCATTATATCTGCTAAAATTTAACGCAACACTTCTGACAGATTCGCTTGCATCTATTGTAGTAATATCTATTAGGGTGTTGTACATAGTGTCATCTTTTATAACATAGTCTGTCCACACTGTGCGGAAGTATTCGGGAACTTCAGTTAACATTATAAAGAACCTCCCCGTCCTCTGAGCCATCCTCTTCCGGTTCTCGGATTTAACATCTTATGACCGTCTGGTTCTACAGAACCAAGTCCACTATTTTTGTTAGTGTTTACATTTTGGGGCTTTATTTCGTCGTAACTATGAGATTTATTACTTTGTAGGTTGTTTAAGTCATAGTCTTTGGCAGTTTTATTTGTTATACTACTTGGTGCTTGTACAGCTATATTACTTTGTTCTTCTGTGTGCCCGCCCCACGGCTCATGTTCTGGTACTCTGCCAGCAACACTTTTCTTAACAGTTGTATTACTTGTTAAATTTTGAGTTACTGGTTTTGTAGCAGCAGTTGCAGGTGGACCGTTAAGATCGATTAATCCATCTGTACTAATCCTAACATTTCCTCTGGCTTTGATATGTCCATTCATATCGGTAGTAAGTTTTATATCTCTTGCACTGTGTACGTTTAGTTCGCCTGTTGCATTTTCTATTTTGATACCTTCTGATCCTCTTGACTTAATATTAATATTGTCTGCATCTAAGTTGAACGTGCCTCCTACATATAAATTAAAATCATCTTCGCTGTGTAAACTAATTCTACTTTCACTGTAGACATCAATGTCGCCTGCAGAATTCATTTGTATCCAACTAGTGCCGGCGTGATTGCCAATGTATACAATATTACTAGTATCATTTATTAATATTTGAGCGCCGCCTTTACTTCTCCAGCGCATTAGTTTATTTTCGCCTGCTGCTCTATTTTTATCAGCAACTAATACATCCTCATCATTGCGGGTACCATCATCCATAACAAAACTATGTCCGCCGGGTGTGTTAAACCCAAACAAATTTATAGGAGACTCTCTTCTGGATCCACTACTGGTTAATCCTCTAACACTATCTAGTCCAAGCCCTTGTATTGCTAATTGATCTGATACAGGGTGTCTGACTTTTTTTGTAGTATTTGACACAGCGACACCTGCATCTAAACTAGGACCGATAGTTGTTTGCCCACCTTCTGCTAATTCGCCTGCGGGTATACCTGGTATTTGACCTGCTCTGCCAGCGTCTTGTAATACGCCTAATAAGAATCCCTCTTGGTCAGCGCCTGTAAATGCAACTAGTACTTCACTGCCTGGGGCTGGTGGATGCGTTATCATACCGTACTGATTACTATATCCTTGGTCTTGTATAGAGCCGCCAAAATTCATCAAGCGTCTGACTCGATGATATTGTCTTCTAACATCGTCGTTATCTTTTTCAGTAACAACTTGGTGACCTATTAGTTCTACATTAATGTGGCCTTGGAATGTATCATCTTTGATAGCTACGACTTTTGCAACAAATACACCGTTAAGTTGCATAATTGCGCCGGCGCTACCTCCTCGATAATACCTATCGGGAATGCCAGTACTTTCACTGTCTTTGCCTGTGTATTTCATACTATGCTCTTCCTTGTGCTATATCTGCTAACCATTTTGGTGCGTTTTTAGATCTAAACGTACCATTGTCCAACGGGCCGCCCCAGTATTGTGTATATCCTTTTTCTGGATAAGAACGGTCGATATGAAATGTATTGTCTCCCATGTATCCGTTACCTGCGCCTATTCCAGTTGCACCTGCTAAACGACTTTGATTTATAAAGTTTTGTATTATGGGTAAGTCATTGGGGTTGTTGATGTCCAATGGTGTTGATCTCCCTGGAACAAATAACTGAACATCTGCTGCCATACCGTTATCGTGTCTGCGACTTCCTGTTCTATTAGGGCCACTGCTTGGTTGACCGCCACTGGTAACAACAACATTTACACCACTGTTTATACCAGCTGTTTCTAGTATCCTAACCACACTGGGATCTACTGCTTGATTTCTAATACCATTTTGCGCTTGTGTAACTACTCCAGACCCAGTTCCGTTTTCAAATTCACCAACACCACTACCGCTCGTAGTGCTGGTAGTTGATCCTTCGCTGCCGCCATCGCCTTGTTCTTCATTGACAAATCTGTCAGCAAGTTGATTATATTCATTGAGATCAATTTGACCAGATGTAAGCTCAGATAACAATAATCCAACATTGGAATTAGTATCTCTAAATGTATCTAACATCATTATAAATTGTCCATCTTGGTATCTTGCTTGCACTTGTGTTACTCTATACAATCCTGTTATACCAAAATCTTTTTCTGGTATGTTTACTAGTCCTGTGTTATCTTCTGGATAAGTTGGAAAATTTAAGTCTAAGAAAAAGCTATTGCCTCCTCTGGTATATTCAGCATTATTTTGAATATTTTTATTACTTGCGCCTTTGGGTTTACCCAACCAATAAGGATCACCTCTAACTGTAATTATCATAGTTGCCAGATCTGCTAAACTATTAAGGTTAATTTCAACTGCGCCTAACATAACTGTACCTACACTATCTCCTTTGTCGGGTCCAGCAGTAGCTTTACTATTAACAGCATTTGATATAAAAGTTAATGGCAAATCTTCTGCTTCTTCAAATGCTCTATCAACAGCAGCAGTACTTACTACATCACTTTGAGTAATGTATCTATTTTGTAAACGTTGAATTCTAGGCGTAACTTGATTATCCTTTAAGAATGGTTCAAGAAGTTCAGATCTCTC